TTGCTTCTTGCGCTCAACCCAGTAGCCTTGGCGTGTGTCGAGGATTGAGAAGGGAGGAACGATAAACTTATCCACTAGGCTTGGCTTCGGTGCTCCTTCTCCTTCCGTTGGAGTATTGCCCCCCTCCTTTTGCTCATTGCTGATGCCTGCCATACCGAGAATCCATTGTGGGATTGCCCAGTCGGTCAGCGGCTGGTCTCCGAACTGGTTTGCCAGTTCTTCTGTGTTCCAGTCTCCGAAGCCAGCATTATCCTTGATGATGAATTCTTTCTTCTGCGCTTCCGTTAGGTCGGATGCCTTGACGATGGTTGCAGTTGGCTGCTCCTTCCACTGGCTCCAGTAGTTGGCGATTGCCAGTTTCTCTGCATCGGTCAGCCGCTGGTCTGTGTCGAGAACGTCCATGATGGCTTCGGGTGTCATGCTCACGATGTGGCAGAGTGCCCTCGTTCTCATATTGCCACCCAGTGCCTTGTAGGTTTCGTCTACGACTATCGGGCGAAGCTGGAGCATCTTAGGAAATACAAGAATGCTCTTTACCAGCTTTTGGAAATTCGCCTCAGTTATGGTTCTAGGGTTCGCTTCGTTCTCGCTGACCCTCGATAGTGCGATTTCTTCTGTTTTCATTTTCTTCTTGTTTTAAGTTCAAAATTTGTGCTTATTTGGTAAACACTGGCGCAAAGATACGACTTTTTTGCTTTAGTTGTTTGTTCTTTGCACACTTTTAACTTTTTCCAACACTTCGCTTTTATTTTATCCATCAAAGGCTCTGATGGTTTTCTGCAGGGTTGTCTGCGGTTTCTTCGGCTTCACTCTGACCGGGTATCCTGCACAGACCCATGCGAGGAGAAGTGCGTCTCTCTGGTCTTGGTTCATTCTCGGCATCTTACCGTCAGGGCTTATAAAGTAAGCAATTTCGTCCTGCGTGATTTTTCCGTCCTTTCCCTTCCAGCACTTCTTTAGTGGCTTGATGATTTCGCAGGGGATATTGTAGTGTTTGCAGCACTCGACAATCAAGATTCCGGTCTGATGGTTCATCCCAGTAGAGCGTCCGATTGCTGCTGCCTTGACTGCCGTCATGAACCGATTAAGCACATGCCAGTTGCTTTTGTTGAGCCAGCCGCCTTCAATAACGACCTTAATCTTCTTGCAACTCTCGTTCATAGCCTTTAGGTAATCTATCAAAGCCGGGAAGTTCATTTTATAGGCGAGAAACTTCTTGTCGTCAAAGACTGCTCCAACTCCGCTTTCTTGGTTGTCGGGGTCGATTCCAATTATAACTGTTCCTTTTTCCATTTTTTCTTTAAAGTACTTATTTTGTTTAAATTTCACGCATAAGCGTTTATTTTGTTTTGCTGGTGTAGTTTATTATCCAACACCCTTTACGTGCGCATGTACGTGCACACATGCGTTATTATCCCTATCTTTCCCCTACCCCTTTCTTTCCCTTCTTTTTGGTTGCGATAGAGAAAGCTGGCAGGGATTCCGGAAGTTGTGCCTGCGCTTGCAAAATAAATGAATAACAAAATGTATATGTTGCAGGGTTCTTCCTTCTTCCACCGCCAGCCGTAGGATAAAAGCATAATTAATATTATATCATCGTCTTCTTTCTATTACTTCATGTACCACCTCGCTTTCTTTGTTTAGATGTCAGACTTCGGGAGATGCGTTTCCGGCTCTCATATCTTAATTTCAAGATGTTATAAGTTATTTGTTTTGATAGAGAGCCTATCTCCATCTGTCCTCGCTGGTTAAAAACTCTATTATTGAACTCACGACCGATTATTCTTTTTATTTTCGAGCAGCCATGCCAGATGCGCTGCCTGCTGCGGATTCTTGAACATGGATAGAGCCTTCTCTACGTCCGGCTTCTTCCTCTCACCACGCATCGCTCTGTCGGCTACCCGGTTCTTCGTACCGTAGTTCCGGTAGTGCTTACTCCAGTACTCCTTCTGATACGCCCGGTATTTTTCCCGGTTTCTCTTTCGCCATTCCTTCGTGGCTCTGAGGATCTGTTCCCGGTGTTCCTGGTAGTACGTTCTGTTCTTCTCCCTTGTTGCGAAATCGCTCATTGCATTCACTTATTGCCTGATGTTCTACATATTGCTTGCGTGCCGGGCAATAGGTGCCATTTATGCAGTTTCGCCCGGCATCGCAAGCCTTGCATAATTCGCTCGCCATACGTCCACTAGAAAGGAAGGTTCTCGATGTCGTAGGAAGTGAAGGCGATATTCTCGTGTCCCTCGTATGGGATGCAGTGAGTGAAGTCTGCTGGCTTTCCGGTATGTAAAGGAAGGACGTTGTATCTATTCGTGAAACTCTCTCCACGGTCACGAATGAATAACGCAGGAAGCCACTTGAATTCTTTTCCGAGCCTTACCAGCACCTTGTCGAAGACCTTGAAGGCTGGCTGCTTCCTCGCTTCCTTCTCCCAGAGAGCGCAATGCTTATTGAATATTTCAACCTCGAGCTCTGTTGCTTCTCGCAGTTCCTCATGTACGCTGATTCGCAGGTCGAAGGTTTGGTCGGTCACGAACTTCTCGTTCTCGATTTCGTACTGGTTGCCGAATGTCAGCGTATCTTCGCTTTCGTTCTTGTCGATAAGTTCTCCTATGATTGCCAGCTCTCCGTCCTCGTCTCTCTCATGGAAAACGTAAAGTTTGCCAATTTCAAACGTAGGTTTCGCTGGCTGAGTCTTCTCAATCTCCAGGGTTTTACGGTTCAACTTGCCACCGAGCCGCTCTTCAACGAATCGGATATATCCAGTTGGGTCATGTTTCTTGACCCAATCGACTGTTCGGAAATTCGAAGAAAGGTTTGGGTTAAGTACTTCTTTCTCCTTGACGAATCTTCCGAAAAAGCGTGTCTTCGTCTCATCCTCGTATTTCTCGAATGTGCAGGTTCCTTGTAATTTCTTGTCGCCTACATACTCCAGCACGTCTCCCTTCTTGAAGAACTTGCTCCAGTCTCTCATTTGTTTCGAAGGGAAGAGCAGAACTTCTCCTTCTTTATAGATTTTTCCGTTCTTGTCGAAAAAGTGTTCTCTTCCTGCTCCGTCCTCAGTCCAGATTGCTTTCGCACTGTCCTTGTCGTTTGCCATTCCACTATGCCACACCCTTCCGCATTTTGGCGTGTACAATTCTGTACCGTACTCTTCATTTTTGAGTATTTCGTAAATATCAATATCTTTCTGTTCCATTGTCTGAATGTTTTTATTGTTTGCTATTCTCACTTTCATAATCTGAATGTTTTTTATTGTTTACAACTTTACTCGTCCGAGTTTCTTATAAAGTTCCACCAGTTCCTGAGTATCGAGCCAGAAATCGGTGTTGCCGATGTATACGTGATGTCGATGTTCGTCCGTTATGATTTCTATCTTTTTCATATTTTCCGTTATTTAAAAAGTTCCTGCTGTGGATGAATGATGTCTGCACGCTTCTTCTTTGCCGCCCAGAGAAGGAGGTTGGTGTTCTTGGTTCCAGCATTCTTCTCGAGGTCTCTGATGATGCAGGTCAGGGCATCGTGCTCCGCTTCCTTCTCATTACCGTAGAAGATGCTGAGAGTGTCGTATCTGCTCGGGTAGGCTACCGGGCTGTCGTACCAGTGCTTTCCCTTCTGAATGCTGTAGCCCCATATCCAGCCGAACTTGGTGTTGGCGGTCATTACCTTCCATCCCCAGTTGTCTGCTCCCTCTACGGAATACCCGATTACGTGCGGATTGATGCACACATCCATGATGTTGTACTGGAAGCCTTCATGCTCTGCGACCGGCTTCTTGATGTCGTAGCCGTTATCGGTCAGCCATTTGAACCAGTCGTTCGATGTCTTGAATACGAGCCCAGCGGCTCTGCATTCGTGAAAAAATAACTCATTCATGGCTTTCAATCTTTACGAAGTGTACGTCCTTTCGGTCTTCTCTTTCGGTGTTCAGACAAGCAAGATTCCTGCACGTAATGCCTTCTCTCTTACAGTTCAAGATGCACTCGTGGCAGTTATATTCAGATAGACCTATATCCTCAACCACCTTGCAATTTACACCTTCAATGCTAATTATCGACCCTACCGGGTATTCTGTCTTGAAGCATTCGTTGTTTACAATACATACTTTTTTTGCCATAATTCTTTGTTTAAAGTGTTTAAAATCTGTTTGCCTTATAATTTACCGCCCGAAGCGTGAAAACGTCCCAGAGCGGCTGATTTTGCCCTCATTCGTGGACTATTACTTTTTTCTTCAATTACACCTTCATTTCTATGTTTATTTCTAGACCGAATAGAAGGTGCTGCAAGTCATGCACGTAAGAAATATCCCCAAGATAAAAATCATCTTGGCATACGTCATAGCTATCAGATGGAGCAATATTGTTATAGACTTCTAATTCAATACAACCTGCTTTCCTTTCTGCTGGGAACGCACGAAAGTATAGCTTATCATTGATGCTATAATCATAGTCTATATCATTTGTTTCCCATTTATTCTTACATAGAATTTTCTGAGTAATAGGAATCGGAACAATATCCTTAACCCAAGCACAGCAGTCACCTAAGAGATAGCCTTTCTCTCCAAATTCCGCACCTTCGATGTTCTCTAAGCAGACAACACCTTTCGTAACCGTTCCATCGTCCAACTCCAAAGTCTTTGATGGGTCTGATGATGTTACTCGGTAAGCAACATTCTTAGATGTGCCTAAAGGCACTCCATTAGTCATTACCAAATCTCCGGGAATGTATTCTAACTTATTCATACGCTTTACTTTTTAGATTCAACAATTTCTTTCAAGATTGTACTCTTGCCCTCATTCGTTATTTTTCGGGCTTCCAGTCGATGCCCAGCCGCTGCAGAACTCCACGTTCGTAGTATCTTGTCAGCGAATCCTTGGCTGGCTTGTTGTTTGGGTTCTTCTTCAAGTCCTCGAGATTCTGCTGGATTACCCACCGGAACTTACTGTCTTGGCTCTGCTGGCTCGCTGGCTGCTGGTGCTTGGCTTGCTCGTAGAGTTCCCCGATGCTCGGTCTTGCCGTTGCCGCAGGATCCTGCGCCTTGACTGCTGCCGATTGCGGCTGCTGGCTTGCGGCTGGCTTGGTGTTGTCGTAGTTGCCCTCCAGCACCTTCGGGAAATACTTCCTTGTCATTACCCAGTCGTATGATGCCCAGGAATGCCCTGCGTTCAGATAGTCGCTAGCCATAGCCTTGTCGATTGCCAGGTAAATCTTGGAAATATCTCCCTTGCAGTCCTTGAGCCTTCCTCTGATTGCTTCCTTGCGGTTTTCCGTCATAAGCGTCAGCCTCCGCATTGCGCTGTTGGTCTTGTCGTGCTGCTCGTTCCAGTAGTCCTTGATGGCTGCGTAGTCGATTTCGCCTTTCTTGGATTTCTTTTTCTCAGAGCTTTTTTGCGGTTCTTCTGCAGCGCAAACGTTTTTCTCGGAAAAACTTTGCATAGAAGCTTCTTTAGAAGGTTCTAATATATTTGTTTCTTTAGAAACATCATTATCATCAACATTATCATTTACATATTCATTATCATAAACATTATCATATAAGGTTTTTGAAAAAACCTCTTGGTTTTGTTTGGTTATTTCTGAAACCTCTTGGTTTTTATCTAAACCAATTGGTTTTTGTTTATCCTCTTGGTTTTTTCTTGGTCTGCCACCCTTTTTGCCATTGGCTCGCCATCGTTCTACCTTCTCTTCGTACTTGGCTTTATTCCGTTTCATATCGTCAACGATAAAACCGAAAGCCATACGCACGACTGGTTCGAGACTTATAGTCTCCCCATCCCTTGCGTAGAGAAATATCGCTCTCGTCAGTTGCCCGAGTTGTTCATCGGTCAGCCCCTCGATAAGAGCGTAGTATGATGTGTATAAGATGAATGAATCGTTCATGATGCTTTATTCTGATAATGATAATTTCTTTTCCAGCTTCCGTTTGAGCACGGTGGCCAT